AAACGTAGTAGAAACGTAGTAGAAAGGAGGAAGTGAAACCCCATATGTATGAAACAAAAGAAGATTATGAAAGGCTGAGAAAACAGTTTATTAAGGAATATGGAATTGATGAAGCAACAGAGGAGTTCTTCCAGGTTCTGTATAAAAAAAGGGTGCAATATCATCTGATCATCGCAGTCCTAGGCTCATTAGTACTAATACTGTTAGTACTGAGACTATTAGAGATGTGATACCCGCTTCTTGATCAAATGTAAACAGAACAGTACAGGAGGCTAGAAAGGAAAATTAAATGCAAGTTTTAACTTTGTTGATGAATTTTTGCACTTTGATTTGTCAGATCATTATTTTAATCACTTTGTCTAGGAACTGAGAATGTTTGTTCTTTTGATAGATGATGGATCCTTTGGTTACAACTTATTCTAATATTTGCGTTTTTGAAATGAGGTAAGTAATAAGTAAATTCCATATGTGAATTTGGCAATAAGACAGTTGGAGATTCAAGAATATCTGGTATTCCATTGTCCAATGAAGGGACCTCGATTTTTATTCCTAAAGGACCGGAAACATATTCTGGTTCGTCTTTGTGATCATCAAATGACTGAACTTCTATACCATCACACATAAAAGAGATTTTATTCACTGTGATAGATTTTGGCGAAATATTATTAATTGAAAATGTCAGTTCAGTTGCTTCTTCTCTAGATGGATCAATATAGAAACCATCAACTTCTATTTGGCGACGATTAAACACATGGGTATAAACGACGGCATAGATAGCAGCTAATAAGGCAAGAGTACTGATGATTAAATTTAGGATATTAATATTTTCAGTTATGAATTCTAGCATAGCACAACACCTCATATTCTAAATCAATTATAGCAAGAATTTTTTAAAGGAGATAAGAAAGGAAATAACATTATGTCAACCGCAAAATCAACATCTAGAGCAAAGGCCGTAAAGAAGGCCGATGCCATTATGGAACAGCAGTGTGAGCTTGCTCCATTCGCAAACAATTCACATGAAACAGAGTATACAAGAATGATGCACAGATACTCTGAACTAGATAAAAGAGAGAAGGCAGTGCGCAGAAAGCAACGTTTCGCAAACTGGATGTTATTTGCGAGTGTTGTGTTAGTGATTGGATGTATGATCGCTACTGCGTTTGTATGTACGACCATCCAGTCTATTCGACTGTAGAAAGGAGTTTAGCTTATGAAGAATATTAGAACAGTCTCTTGTATGGAATATGATGCAGAAGTTGAGGACAAGATCCAGAAGCTTACAAAGTATGCATATATCACGCAGGGAGACTTGGCAGAGATTATTGGATGTTGCAGCGCAACGGTTAAGACTGAGTTGAATAAGCTTGGCGTTCAATCCAATTGTTTCGGATGGCCAACCGCAAAGGTAATTAATGTTCTTGGCTTGCAGCCTTATTTGGATAACCTGATCAAGCTGCGTAGCACAAGAAGGATATAAAAAAGACCACTTATTAGGAAAGTGGCCAATCAAAATTTAACAACTAAATTATATACATATAACTCAAATCTTGCAACCTGGGTATTGCCGTAAGTGACGTGGTCTGCTAAAAAAATATATTTCTTTAACGGATTGATGATATTTCAATACTCCTATCCTACTCAAAAAAACACATTATAATTGCAAGCACGGCAGAAAAAAATCCATAATTGTAACTCGTAAAACTTCCTAAGATAAAGCAAAAAAACACGCTTGAATTTGGGCATAAATAATTAGCAGATTGTGATATCCAGGTTGCAGGGTTTGAGTAAAAGGTAAAAAGGTTTGAGTAAAAGGTAAAAAGGAAAAAATCAAAAATGAAACAATTTGTATTGAAAAAAAGTGCGAATGAATTCGATGAAGAATCGAAAAAATATAATGCAATGAATGACAAGCTTAATGAGTTGTTTGAAAAGTTACAAGGCGATGTATCAAAAGAAGAGGGTGATGCAATTATAGAAGAGTTCCAAAATCTCATTAAGAATTGCGGAGCAGCATTTGAATTGAGAGTGATTCCTGGATTCGATAGTCCGGTTGTAACTGGTGAATCCAAAGCCGGTGCTTTAATCTTTGGAATTACCACAGATCTGAAGCCTGATCTAATCACTGAATGTTTCAAAGCGTGTACGCAGGCTTTTTCCAAAGAGCTTGAAAGACAAATCAACATGAACAAAGTCGATCATCAGATTCATTAATCAGGAGGAAATATCAATATGGAAAGTAAATGTTATTACGAAAAGTTAGATCTAAGTGAAGAAGACATGGAAAAGATGGTGCCATGCGCACAGTGTGGCAGATTACACAAATATGGTGAGATGTACACATCGAGAGAAGTACATACTGCACATGGATTTGGATATGCGGTTTGTGCAGAATGCTACGATGGCGAAACGGACAGATTTCTAAAAGAACATGAACCATCCAAGGTGGAATAGCGATGCCATTCTTTAATGATATCGACGATTGGAGAGAATGGAACGACAACCGTTATATAGATGATTCTGGTGAACCAGAAGAAGAAAGAGAGGATGAATCAAATGAAGATGAAGAATGTGATCAAGCATAAATTACCAGCTACTCATGAAGAGTGGCTGGATAATCGTCTAAAAGGAGTCGGTGGTTCTGATGCCGGTTCCGTATTAGGCTTGAATAAATACAAATCAGCTTACGCATTGTGGTGTGAGAAAACAGGTCGTATCCATAAAAATATCGACAATGAGCGTATGCGATTTGGCCGAGATATGGAGGATTATGTAGCAAAAAGATGGGAAGAAGAAACCGGCAAGAAATGCCGAAAGAGTGGATTCTCATTTCAATCTGTAGATCATCCATTCATGTTGGCCAACGTTGATAGATTGGTTGTTGGAGAGGATGCAGGTCTAGAAATCAAGACCACGTCTGAATACAACAAAGATATGTATCAGAAAGGAAACATTCCACCTCAGTATTATGCACAGTGTATGCATTATATGGCTGTTACGGGTCTTTCTAAGTGGTATATAGCTATTTATATTCCTGGAGTTGATTTGTATTGCTACGAGGTCATTAGAAGCAATGAGGAAATCAATGCGTTGATTAGGGCAGAAGAAGAATTCTGGAACTGTGTGGAGAACGACATTGAACCGCCAATCGATGGTTCGGATTCCACTGCACAAGCAATCAGTGAATTACATCCAGTCGAGAATGATGAAGATAGCATCGTGGATCTAACTCCATTACAGACGGAACTGGATGCATTGAAGCTTGTCAAAGATAAAATCAAGGAGCTTCAGGATATTCAGAAAAAACATGAAAATGAGGTTAAGAACTACTTAGGTGATTCAGGTATCGGAACATCTGACAAGTTCAAAGTGACATGGAAAACATCGGTATCAAATACATTCGATACTAAAGAATTCAGAGAAGATGAACCTGAACTTTATGATCAATACTTAACACAGAAGAAAATGAGAAGATTTTTAGTCAAAGAACAGTAGGAGAATAAATACATATGACAACAACAAATCAACAAGGAATGATTGCGAAGACGCAGTCGAATAAAGTGGCAAAAAAACAATCAGCTACAATCAAGGAATATATTTCTGTGATGTCAGGAGAAATCGCAAAAGCATTGCCTAGTGTAATGACACCAGAACGATTTACACGTATCGCATTATCTGCAGTATCTAATAATGATAAATTGGCAGCATGTACTCCACAGTCATTCTTGGCTGCAATGATGAATGCAGCACAACTAGGGCTGGAACCAAACACTCCGTTAGGACAAGCCTATTTGATTCCGTATGGCGGAGCTTGTCAGTTCCAGATTGGCTACAAGGGATTGATTGACCTGGCATATCGTTCAGGTGAAGTCAAGATGATTGATGCTCAAGTTGTTTATGAAAATGATGAGTTTGAGTATGAACTAGGAATGGATCCAGTGCTTAAACATAAACCTGCAAGAACAAATCGAGGTAAGCCAATCTATTATTATGCAACATTCAAATTAGTGAATGGTGGCCAAGGATTCCAGGTCATGTCGTATGAAGATGTTCTTGATCATGCGAAAAAATATTCAAAATCATTATCGAGTGGACCATGGAAAACAAACTTTGATGAAATGGCCAAGAAAACAGTTTTAAAGAAATTGCTAAAATATGCTCCTTTGAAAACTGAATTCGTTAAGCAAGTGAATACAGATGAATCAATCAAGACAACGATTGAAAAAGATATGGCAGATGTTCCAAATGAATTCTTCGATGCAGAATATCAGGAACAACCTGGTGAAAATCCAGTGACCGGAGAAATCAAAGAATAATGCGTTATCAGTTTGTAGTACCAGGAGAACCGGGGTCCAAAGGAAGACCTCGATTCTCTAATCGTGGTAAGTATGTAAGTGTGCATACACCACATAAAACAGTTGAATATGAGAATCTAGTACGATTAAGCTTCATGGAACAGTGTGGCACTCCAAGCATGCTGGAAGGGTCCCTGGAAGTGAAGATTTTCGCGTATTTCTCACCACCTAAGAATGTATCAAAAGTGAAACTAAATAAGATGCTCGCAAATGAAATCCAACCACAAAAGAAGCCAGATTCCGACAACATTGCAAAAGTTGTACTGGACTCTTTAAATAAAGTGGCTTTCGAAGATGATAAGCAAGTATCAGACCTGCATGTCTTCAAGAGATATGCACAGAAACCAAGCGTAATGGTAGTTATAAATGAAATAGAACCAAAAGAAGAATAGAAAGGATTGCATATGTCGGAAATCAAGGATAATAGCAAAGTTTATTATTGGATCAAGTTGAAGACTGATTTTTTCGAAAGTGACGCAATCGATTTTCTTTTATCCCAGGAAGACGGATGTAAATACGTAACTCTATACATAAAATTGTGCACCATGACATCAAATACAGATGGTGTTTTAGCCTCAAAAGTAGGCGACATGATGATTCCATACACTGTCGATAAAATTGCACGTGACACAAAGTTTTTTTCCGCAGACACAGTCAGAGCGGCCCTTGAATTATTCCAGAATTTAAGACTGATTGTAGTGTCTGAGAACAATGTGATGAAGATTGCAAATTATGAATCGATGATTGGATCGGAAACCGGATGGGCACAAAAAAAGCGATTGTATCGTGAAAATAAGAAGGAAAATCCGTCTGAAAAAAGCTCAAAAAAAGGCTCAAAAAGCACTCGAAAAACGAGCTCAAAAACAGAGAAAAAATCGAAGGACAAAGTAGAGGACATTGTCTCGGACAAAAAAAGGACATTGTCCGATAAGAGATTAGAGTCTAGAGTCAAGAGTCTAGAGTCTAGAAATAAGTCAGTCAGTAGTCAGAAGTTAGATAGTGTGGCTGCGTCAAAAAGTGCAACAAACGAAAATGTGCAGACTGACTGGACTGACTGTTTTGTTAAACCGTCCATTTCAGAAATCGTGGACTACATCCAGGAACACAACTTGAACGTAGATGCCAAAAAGTTTTGGAAACACTACGAATCCACCGGATGGAAGACAGGTAACGATCCTATCAGGGACTGGAGAGGGCTTTTGAAGAAATGGAGCAAAGCGGAACGTGAAGAAGACAATCCAGGAACCGGAGCAATCCAACTGGATGAGAAATTCTACGCTAAACCAGTCCAGATGTCAGAAAAGCAACTGCAAAGCGAATTAGCGCAGCTGCAGGAAAAAATCAAAAATGGAGAACTGTGAAAATGAAAACTAAAAAACAAACCGAAAAACAAGAACTCAAATACGCTCCTGGCGATAAAGTCGTTTATCACTGTGCAGGAACAGACCGATCAGGAACCATCATGTACGTTGACGATACGGACAAAGTGGCACCATACCGAATCGGTGGCATGAATATTCGTGAATCGGATATCGTGGAAAAGGTTATGAAGCAACTTGGCAGACCGCCCAAAAAGCAAGTGGAAGCTAAAGTCGAAGTTGTGGCCAAAGAGGAGGTTGTAGTCAATGCTGAACCTAAGCAGAAACCAGAAGAAACTCAGGTGGTTGAATCCATCCAGGAAGAAGAACCACTTCAGCAACCATCGTCAAACCAGGTTCACGAAGAAGAAACGGAAGTTGAGCCAACGCTTGTTGAGAAATACCAAGCTTTCAAGAGCACGATCAACATGGCGGAATTCAACGACCTGGTCGACTTGGTTACTGCTGACACGAAAAAGATGCGTCAGATGATGACCGAATCTTTGCAGGCAATCGCGAATGATTGCGGATTGAAAGCGTGAGCCTATGCAGGATATCAACAGAGTGGTTCTGATTGGCCGATTGACACGTGATCCAGAGCTCAGAAAGACGCAAAATGGAACAAGCGTGTGTTCATTTACCTTGGCAGTCAATCGAAGACAGAATCAGGACGGAACACAAGATGCCGACTTCATCAACTGCGTTGCATGGAATAAGCTGGCCGACAACATCCAACTGTACCAGAAGAAAGGCAATCAGCTAGGAGTTGAAGGCCGAATCAATACACGCTCATACGACAACCAGCAAGGACAGAAAGTCTATGTCACAGAAGTTGTTGCAGAGAACGTGCAGTTTTTGACACCTAGAAATGATTTTAACGAGCAAAACACTCTAGGAGGTACAAATACCTATGGCACTCAAAATTACGCTCAGAATCAATCGTATGGAGCTCAGACAAGGAATCACAATCAATCGAATGTGCAGTATGCGCAAAGCTTGACTCAACAAGCCGAAGTTGATGCTCTTAAGATTGCATCAGACGACCTTCCGTTCTGACGAAGAATGGCGAAGTTTTAAAGGAGAAAAGACAACAAGGAGGAAAAGTAATGAAAGACTCAAAACTACGCATGATTGAGACAATGCTAAAGAAACAAGATGAGCTGAATTCGGCCATCATGAAAGAGTTTGGTTTGACTACAATTTCAAAGGAACAAATCGACATAGCCACACTCGATGAGATTGGTGAATTCACTCATGAACTCAAAGGTGACTGGTGCTGGTGGAAGAAAAGCCAGGAACAAGTAGATAGAAGCAAAGTCCTGGAAGAGTTGGCAGATGTTTTCCACTTTGTCTTGATCTACGAATTGTTTTATGGAAAAAGAACCTATTTGTTGGATGATCTCGGGTACGATTTAGAAAGTCCTCGTGACTATATGCCTATGGTACAAATGGATATCGGCCTTGGAATAGCAACTGCATTGACACGCATTATTGATCTTGCAGATAGTCGATTGATGTATCTATTGGCACTAAGTGAGCATTTAGGATTTTGCCTGGAAGAAATCTATGCAGCTTATATGAGAAAGAATGCGATTAACATGGAAAGATTGAAAGAGGGATACTAATGGATATTGAGCTTATAGTCAAGATTGTAATGCTTTTTGGAGTTTATATTGTGGCTGGGATGATAATTTCATATATCGTAAATGATATCAGTTATCTAGCATATGATTATTTTTGGTTAGTAACAATCCTTTATCCGATTATACTTCCAATTTTGCTTTATTTTGAGCTAAAAAGATTTGTGAAAGAATTAAGAAAAAATATAAAGGAGTAAGTTATGTGGATTAGGAGCCAAAGTAGAAAAGCGCTGTATTACTATTATTGCTGGCATACTGGAATGCAAAAAATAGGAGAGAAAGAGAATGAATAAATATCAAGAATTGTTGCAAGCTCTTGAAAAAGAACATCAAATTGCGTGCGAAGCAGCAGACATAGAAGAGACTACTCGTGCCAAGGTATATTTTCAATTGTTGGGGAATCTTGCGGATAAAGAAACGCCTAAGAAACCAATTGATATTGAGTTTGGCCCATGTGGCGATTTGATGCTATCTTGTCCAACGTGTAAGCATGGAGTTGTGCCTATTCCAACATATCATGGAAACAAATATTACCCTCGTTGTCTTTTTTGTGGACAGTTATTAAAAGGAGATGACGAAGATGAATAATGAAGAAAACAAATATAAAATGGCTTTGGAAATTGTACAACCATGCTTCGTATCTATGTTGAAAGAATTAGAGTATTTGAAGGATGTGGAATGATGAAAGTTTTTTTAGTCGAAAACATAAATGACATTCATGATGAATTTGTAAGAGAAGCATGTGCTCGTTTAGATAGAGAGATATGGAATCTGATAGGGTTTAGTACCAGATTTATTTCTATGGAATCATGCTTAGAACAAATTACGAATTACATCGTCAAATTAGAACGTGAGAATTTTGGACTAAAAGAGTATAAGAAACACCAAGAAAAAGCGAACGAGAGAAGATATCGCGGTGGTTAGGAATCTTGGCACAGAGGGTCAGCTATCGCAAAGAAGAAGTAGGTGGACAAAATGAACAAATTAAAAGTAAATCAAATGTTGAATGATTTGAAGTCAGCAAATTATTGCTGCCATCGAATTATTGAATTAAACGAAGAACTAGAAGTTCTGAATCATAAAATGTTAGGGCTAAGCCATAATTCAATTAGGTTGACAAAGGAGCAGGAGAAATCCAGTGCTCCAATGCCAACCTTTCATGGCTGTTATACAAGTCCTTTAGGAATGATGGAGGAAGAATCTCAAAAGGTGGCAGAAATCAACTATTATCGTAGACGCTTGAATGAATGTAAAGCGATAGAACTTCTATCTTTGCGTGATCAGAATATTTTGTTTGATCTATACTTCTGGAATATGAATACATATGATGTAGCCAATAAATATGGATATTCTAGAAAAGGGTTATGGAAACATATAAGAAATGAGATACACAGTTTAGTGTAAAAAAAGTTAACCTATACAAAGTTAAAATAATAACTTTAAGTTGTGTTGCCAACAATTGATGAAGAATTTTCTCTGAGTATTGTTGAGCCAGATGAAATCACACCTGGACATTACGCTATAACATATCCTGATACTCATGAGATGGTAGTGCGGTCAGACGTTTACGAAAAAGCAATTAATGGAGACGGGAGATCTAGATTCACGTTAGCGCATGAATTGTTTCATTACCTTTTCCATACGGCGAATCACATTCGTTTTGCAAGAGCAAACGAAGAAATTCCGTTCTATATAAACCCGGAATGGCAAGCAAATACATTTGCAGCTGAGCTTTTAGTTCCTATGGATTTAGTAAAAAATATGAGTGCAAATGATATCGTGAAAAATTGTAAAGTATCTTGGCAATGTGCAAAGATACAAGTTGAAAATTTTAAAAAATAGACTATATTGAATGTTCAGCTTTTTTTGAACATTGAATATAAAAAAAGAATCAAGCTGCAACTTGATTCTAAAATCTTGAGATGAGCACACAAAATGCGGCTAAACTCTTCAATAGATCAATTGAATTGTATCATTTTGCGACGCTCCTTTCAAGATTGTGAAAGGAGGAATGTAATATGAAGCAACAAAAAGTTATTTTTTGTACTCACTTTACACGTGATGGCGTAACGTATTACGCAAAAGATTACGGTAAGAAAGCTTTTAGATTTTATGTTGATCCGAAATCAAACAAGATTAACTATACAATCTAATTAGAATAATATTATATATAAAGAATAAGTCCATATATATAGCCGGTAAATGGGCTTTTATTATATTGGTGCACACTGTGTACTTGAATAAGTGGTAAACTAATATTATAAGAAATTATGTCAAGACAGAGGTCTTGGCTTTTTTTATGCAAGAAAGGAGGAATTCTTATGGCTAAGTTGACTGAAAAGCAAAAGCTTTTTTGTGAGAACTATTTGATAACGATGAATGCAGTGGATGCTTATTTGGAAGTTTATAAAAATTGCAAGAGCCGAGATAATGCATCAAAGCATGCATCCAGGTTATTAGCTTTACCACATATTAGAGAATATGTGGATGAGTGTCTTGAGAAAGCGCACAGTAACAATGTGGCAGATATTCAAGAAGTCATGGAATATCTCACAAAAGTAATGCGACGAGAAATGAAAGAATCTGTTGTTGTTACAGTGACAAAAGAACGCTCAGAGTATGTCGATACAGGAGATGGAAAGCCGAGAAAGAAAACAGTCAAAGAAGAAGTTCCTCAAATTGTTGAGATTCCTGCAAAGCTTTCTGATGCAAATAAAGCTGCGGAATTACTAGGAAAAAGATATTCGTTATTTACGGATAAAGTTCAAGCAGAAATCGTAGTACCTAAGTTTGAAGGAGAGGATGAGCTTGAAGACTAAAACTATCAAGTTACCTAAAATAGTAGGAAAAGGATATAAATCCTATTGGAACTTCAGAGGACGTTATGCTGCATGCAAAGGTTCTCGTGCTTCTAAGAAGTCAAAAACAACTGCATTGCGAATTATCTACAACATGATGAAGTATGATAAGTCGAATACATTGGTAGTTCGTAAGACTTATCGAACACTTAAAGATTCGTGCTTCACGGATTTAAAATGGGCAACAAGAAGATTAGAGGTTGAACACTTATGGGAATTTAAATATTCGCCTTTGGAGGCAACATATCTTCCAACTGGGCAAAAAATTCTCTTTAGAGGGCTTGATGATCCGTTAAAAATAACTTCCATTACTGTAGATTATGGGTTCCTATGTTGGGTATGGCTCGAAGAAGCTTATGAAATAACTAGCGAAAAAGACTTTGATACATTGGATGAGTCGATTCGTGGTGAGTTACCGCCTTATCTTTGGAAACAGTGGATGATTACATTCAACCCATGGAATGAACACCACTGGCTAAAAAAAAGATTCTTTGATGTTAAGGACGACCCTGATATATTAGCCATCACAACCAATTATAAGTGTAATGAATGGTTAGATGAAGCTGATTTAAGATTGTTCGATAACATGAAGGAGAAAAATCCTAGGCGATATCAAGTTGCTGGATTAGGAAATTGGGGTATTGTTGATGGATTGGTTTATGAGAATTGGAAAGAAGAAGAATTTACACTAGATCAAGTCATCAACTGTGATTCTGTAAATGGTATTGACTTTGGGTATACAAATGACCCTGCTGCAGTTTTTATAGGTTTCATTGATACAGAACATAAAAAGCTTTATGTTTGGGATGAAATTTATAAAAAAGGTCTTTCCAATAAAAAGCTATATGAAGAGATTGAAAACGCGCATTATCAAAAGAAGTCTTTCACAGCAGACTGTGCAGAACCTAAGTCGATTGATGAACTTAGGGGTTATGGTCTTCGTGTTGAAAAATCACAAAAGGGAAAGGATTCCATCACACATGGGATTCAATATATTCAAGATTTCGAAATCATCATTCATCCTAGATGTGTTAATTTCATAACTGAAATTGGAAACTACACATGGGATGAAGATAGATTAGGAAATAAAATTAACCGCCCAATTGATGATTTCAACCACTTAATGGATGCAATGCGTTATGCAGTTGAAAAATATACATTTGGACGAGTTAAATTAAGGACATTTAAAGGAGGTATTTAATGAACGCATACATTATTAAACCGGATACGATATTTAAGCTATCTGACGATAAAGACATCATTAATATTGAAGTGTTGAATGGATTGATAACAAAACATAAATCGTTAATAACAGGCAGGTATAAAATGCTATATGATGCCTATATTGGCGATTATCCGATCTTACATCAAGTCGGCAAAGAATCTTATAAACCAGATAACCGTGTTGTGGTCAACTTTGCAAAATACATTGTTGATACATTCAACGGTTTTTTTATTGGTGTTCCAATCAAAGTATCTTCTAAGAAAAAAGAAATTGATGATTATATCAACTTGCTAGATAAATACAATGATCAGGACGACAACAATGCAGAACTATCTAAGATTTGTAGTGTTTTTGGAAAAGGATATGAATTGTATTTCAATGATGATTATGGAAATTTAGGAATCACTTATTTAGATCCAAGAGAAGGATTCATGGTTTATGATGAATCAACAGTTCAGAAACCTAGATATTTTGTAACTTATCAGATTGTAGACGAGGTTATGCGTGGATATATCTACGACAAAACATATAAATATGAGTTCAACGATAAAGGTGGCCTTCATGTGTTTAATGGCATAGAGCATGGATTCAACGATATTCCTGCAACCGAATTTATTGAGAATGAAGAGCGTATGTCTATTTTTGAATCAACATACAGTTTGATTAATGCCTACAACAAAGCAATGTCAGAAAAAGCAAATGATGTTGATTACTTTGCAGATGCCTATTTAAAAATCTTAGGTCCGAAAGTAGAAGATTCAGATTTGGTACACATTCGTGATAATCGAACAATTAACTTTGAGTCAATGGATGGAAGCGGTGATGGAATCGTAGTCGATTTTATGTCAAAGCCAAATGCAGATGCAACTCAAGAGAACCTTATCAACAGATTAGAACGTTTAATCTTCCAAAACTCAATGGTGGCCAATATCAATGATGAGAACTTTGGAACGTCATCAGGTATTGCATTGAGATATAAACTTCTTTCTATGTCAAACCTGGCAAAAGCGAAAGAGCGAAAGTTCACGTCTGGAATGAATCGTAGATACCGAGTCTTATTTAGTAACGCGATCACACATCGTTCTGAGAATGACTGGCTTGAGGTTGAATACAAGTTTACACAAAATTATCCTGCAAACTTATTAGAAGAAGCACAGACAGCTGCACAATTATCAGGAATCGTGTCTCACAAAACTCAATTGTCATTTATCTCGGCAGTTGAGGATACGAATGCCGAAATGGAGCGTATCAAAAAGGAAGATGAGAATGATATGGTAGAAACTGAAAACCGAATCTTCCAAAATAATGAGGATTCACAAAACGATGAGCAGTAAAACATATTGGCGAGATCGTGAGCTTGAATGGAAAAAGAAACGCTTAAAAGATGAAAAGCAATATGCGGATGAGATACAAGAAATATATGCAAATATGATGGATTCGGTTGAAAAGGAAATCGAATCCTTTTTTAGTCGCTATGCAAATAAAGAAAACATTACTATGGCAGAAGCTAAAAAAAGAGTTTCAAACATAGATATTGAGGCATATAAAAGAAAAGCTAAGAAGTATGTAAAGGAAAAGAACTTTTCAGATGAAGCCAATGAACAGATGCGATTGTATAACCTTGCAATGAAAGTCAACCGATTGGAGCTTTTAAAAGCAAACATTGGATTAGAGCTTGTGGTAGGTCATGACGAATTGAAGTCTTATACTGGTCAAAAGCTTGAAGGAGCCTATTTAGAAGAAATCAAACGTAATGCATCCATTTTAGGTGATACAGTGATTGATAATGCGAAGATGGCCAAAACAGTAGCAGATTCATCTTTTAAGAACGCAACCTTTTCAGAACGAATTTGGGTAAATCAAGACCAGCTAAAAAACAGTTTATCCAGTGTTTTATCCAATGCATTGATTCAAGGTAAGAATCCTAGAGAATTCATTCCGCTCATTCGTAAAAAGTTTGATGTATCAAGATGCAATGCAGAAAGATTGTTACGAACAGAAATAGCACGAGTGCAAACACAAGCACAGGCAGAATCTTACGAATCAAACGGAATAGATGAGTATGAATATATAGCCTGCAGCTTAAAAGATGTGTGTCCGTTGTGTAAAGAAATGGATGGCAAGGTCTTTAAACTTAAAGATATGGAAATAGGGGAAAACGCTCCACCTTTACATCCGAATTGTCATTGTGCAACGGCACCACATTCAGACCGTAAGGAGTATGAAAAATGGCTAAATGGATTAGCAAATGGAGATCACAGTTTAAGGTTTGACGAATATATACAATTAGAATTTTCAAGAGGATTAGCTAGTCGAAAAGGAAATATATATAACATTTCTACTAAAGGTAGCAGCAATATTTCTTTGAATACAACAAAATTAATAGATTCAACTATGCACAAGTTATTTAAAGAGATGCCAGAATTAAAAGGAAAAATAAATGAAATAATTTTTGATGATTTAGGTAAGGATATTGCCAGAGCGTCTATTAATAAAAAGTTTCAAATGAAATTAAAACTTAATACGAGATATTTTGAAAATGAAACTGTTTTAAATGAAGTATTACAAAATACACCAGATACATTATCGCCTAAAGATGGATTATATGGTTATCTGAAACACGAATATATACATTTCTTGGAATATCAACATTGTATACGGAAAGAAAATGACAAAAAAGACGCTTGGCAAGCAATCGAAAGCGGTAAATATGCAGATGAAATTCTCAAAGAGGCATTAGAATATTGTAATTTGCCTTATACAAATGATATAATCGAGTCGAAGATAAGTTATTTGGCAACAATCAATAGTTCAGAAGCTATCGCTGAAGCTTACTCTTGTTACATAGATAATCAATTAACAAAAACTATTAAGAAATTGGTAAAAAAGAAATGGAGATGATCTTTTATGCTTATGATACCGCCAAAGAAAATTAAGGATAAGGTAAGATATAGTAACAATGATGTTATTGTACGTGATGGTGTAAAACTAACTCCAGAAGAAGAAAAAATATATAACGCTTTTAGAAAAGAACTTAAAGAGGCGTTAGATGACAGATTTAGATAACCGGCATAAGTCGGTTTTTATCTTTTTTAATTAGAATCAAGTAAGATGCTTAAAAAACACTTTAACGGAGGTAATTACTATGGCTGATAATGATTTCTTTAAAATTGTGTATATAATCCTCTATGAGTTATATGAAACAAAAAAAGAAGGAAAACTGGTAAAAAAAGAAAATATTGACTATAAAAGGTTTAAAATTCCTTATAGCTATTATGCTGATATCATATCTGAATTATTTGAAAATGGTTATGTCAGAGGTGTAAAAATTGTTAATACAAAATCAGGTAGAATTTTAAATATTGATGATATGTACATAACTATGAAAGGCATCGAATATTTGCAAGACAATTCAAAAATGAAACAGGTTTATAGCGTTTTAAAGGAAGTAAAAGATTGGATTCCTGGAATGTAAAAAATTAAGAATACTTTGAAAGATGTTAAGGACATTATTCCAGGATTCTAAAAATCAGGTCACTCAAACGAGTGGCCTTTTATTATGCAAGGGAGTGATACTATGTGATAAAAATTAAGATTAAACAGACAGAAAGTGATTGCTTGATTGAAGTACATGGCCATGCTCGTTACGCTCCGATAGGAAAAGATATCGTATGCAGCGCTATCTCAGTACTATTTGCGACATTGGCCAATTCAATCGACATGACATCCGATGCAATTTGCAGATATGATAGCCCTGACGAGAATTACAAGACGTTGTATATCTCGGGTTTGGACCTTGCTGGAGAATTAGCAATAAATTTCTTCAGAATAGGATGCAAAGGCACAGAAGAAGCATATCCTGAATGTGTGGAATTGAGAGATGTGTAATCACAAATATTTGGAGCGTGTCGAAAAAGTTTATTTTGATCAATGGCTAGAGTGCATCGTTGAAGTACGTAATCAACGGTGCATTTTTTGTGGAAAAGCCAAGACTTATAAAGTCTACATATTCACAGTTCCAAACAAGACCAAGCATTCACGTCGTTAAACTGTATGGGTTATAGGCCAAGCATTTAAGCCTTAAAAAGATATGGGAAATGACAAGCAAAGTCAGAAAAATAGGAGGAAATATATATGAAAAAATTCAATGACAGACTACCTTTTTGCTTACAACTTTTTGCAGATGGAACTTCAGGTGAAAATGAGGGTGCTCAATCAACAAATACTCAATCAACTGAAGGACAAGACAAATCATCTGAAAAGAAATATTCAGATAAAGATTTGGATGCGATTCTTGATAAAAGGTTTGCACGTTGGAAAGCAGATCAAGAAAAAGAAAAAGCAGAAGCTAAGCGCTTAGCCGACATGAATGCTCAAGAACGAGCAGAAGCAGAACGTGACAAGGTACAAAAAGAGTTGGATGAATTGAAAGCAAAAAATGCGATTGCAGAAATGACAAATGAAGCACGCAAAATGTGCACAGAGCACAATATTAACGTTGGTGACGACCTTTTATCTGTTCTAGTTAATCAGGATGCAGATAAAACCAAAAAAGCGGTTGATTCATTTGTTAAGATGTTTGAACAAGAAGTAGAAAAAGCAGTTAAAGAAAAACTGAAAGGTAACGGACCTAAACGTGGAGGTTCAAACAAAGGGGTAACTCGTGAATCAATCTTGAATATCGCTGATCCAATGGAAAGACAACGCATGATTGTGGAAAATATGGATTTATTCCAGTAATAGAAAAAGGAGAACTAACATATGAAAAAAATTTATAAAGGTATGAACTTGCAAATGTTTGCAGCAACTACAGGATTAACAGGAGCAGATAACATCCAAGTTAGAGCACATGAAATTGATTTTGTTACTAGTTTTGGAAAGAATATCCAAGCTTTATTGGATGTATTAGGAATCATTCGCCCAATTCGTAAAGCAAATGGTTCTGTTTTAAAAACAAAGAAAGTAACAGGAACATTACAGAATGGAAAGGTAGCAGAAGGTGAATCTATTCCATTAAGCGAATACAAAGTTGAAGAAGAAGTATTCGATACAATTCGAATCGAGAAATTCCGTAAAGCCGTATCTATTGAAGCAATTGCAGAAAAAGGTTTTGAAGCTGCAGTATCTGATACAGATGAACAATTCCGTATTGATTTACAAGATAACATCACTGATCGCTTATATAAACAGTTGAATTCAGGTAGCTTAGTAGGGCATGAAGCAACTTGGCAAATGGCAATCGCAATGGCAATCGGTACTGTTAAACACAAATTCCAACAGATGAAACGAAATACTACTGGTATTGCCGTATTCGTCAACACATTGGATGCTTACCGCTATTTAGGAGAAGCTAATGTATCTATGCAGACTGCATTCGGTTTAACATACATTAAAAGCTTCTTAGGAGCAGATATTGTATTCTTAACAGACCGAGTTGCAGAAAAAACAGTAGTGGCTACTCCAATGAACAACATCATTGCATATTATGTAGATCCAAGTGATTCTGAATTTGTAAAAGCAGGACTTTCATATACTACAGACAGCACTACGGGTTTCTTAGGATTCCATGTAGAAGGAAACTATGATCGTGCTATTTCTGATATGTTCGCAATCATGGGATTACGTTTAATGTGTGAATACCAGGATGCAATTGCACACTTTGCAGTAGGTGAAGCAGATACCCAAACTTTACGTGGTTTAAAATTGACTGCTTCTGAAGGTGAAGAATCAGGAACTACAAAAGTAGCAGTTGCAGAACAGTTACAATCTATGAATAACAAATTCAAATATAAGGTAGGAGCTTCTGAAGAAACAGTGGCATATGGTGCAGATGTAAAATCTTGGAAGAACTTCGAAGAAGGAGCAGATATCAAAGCAGAAGAAAATAATCATTGTACTGTAGTAGAATGTGACAAAAACTACAAAGCAGTATCAAAAGGTGATGTAGTTGTTGTTTTAAAGGCATAGGGGATTGAATATGTCGACAACAACCGTATTAAATGATGTAAAACTGCTTCTTGGTTTGCAAACTGATGATGAAAAGCTAGATACCATTGTAAGACTTACGGAAAGTCGACTTAAAGCGCTTCTAAGCGTCCAAATCATACCTGACGAACTAGAATATATCATTACTGAAGTGTCCATCAAACGTTTTAATAGAATTGGTTCTGAGGGTGTTCAAACACATTCAGTTGAAGGGGAGTCAATGTCATTTAATGATGATGACTTCTTTTCTTTCTCTTCTGAGATTCAATCCTGGAGAGATGAGCAAGCCAATCAAAATAAAGGAAAGGTTCGGTTCTTATGAGGTACGATAAACCTATTTACTTTCAAAGGTTTGTGCAAGGTTCTTATAACGAGAACACAGGCAACTATGAAGATGATTCGCTTGTAGAAGAAATGGTAATGGCTTCCGTAATGGACACAAGAACTGAAACAATGATGCAAGTATACGGGCAAATCAAACAAGGAAGCCTTACTTGTCATATACAGAACATCTATCAAAAGCCTTTTGATCATATTCGAATCGGTACAAAAAAATACAAAGTTGATTATTCAAGAAGACTCCGTACAAAGGAGTCTTTTATTCTGTCTGAGGTGCAATAAATGGCAAAAGTTGAAATAAGAGGATTAGACAAACTTCAAAAGAAATTGAAGAAGAACTGCACACTTGACGATGTGAAAACAGTAGTCAAACAAAATGGTATAGAATTGCAAAGTAAAACTGTTAGCAATGCAGTATTTAAAGGGGACTATACAATAGGAACAACTAAAAAAAGTATCAGAGGTGAAACACGTGATGGTGGATTCACATATGCAGAAGGGCCAACAACACATTATGCACCTTATGTTGAATTTGGAACACGTTTCATGGATGCACAACCATTTGTTAGGCCTGCGTTCAAACAACAAGTGCCAATGTTCAAGTCAGATATGAAAAAGCTAGTTAAGTAGGTGATGATATGGATTCTCAGCAGGAATTATTTAGTGCATTACTAGTGCAATTAAAAAAAGAGCTAAAGAGCAAGGGAGTTAGTGTTTATGATACGTTCCTTCCTAGTGAAGGCACACCATATCCGTATGTTTATATCGGTAGCAGCCAACTTGTTGATGATTATGGAAATAAAACAATGATTCTAGGTATTATCACACAAGTTGTGGATGTATGGCACAACAATCCTAGGAAGCGTGGAGAGTTGTCTGAAATCATGCAAATCATTAAGAAAGTAGCTAGACAGATTAATCACACAAACAACTTTGCTTTTATGATCCAAAATATCAACCAACGGATATTATCGGATTCTAGTACAGGAGCACCATTGATGCATGGTGTTCTTGAGTTGGATTTCAAGATTACAGGAGGAAGAAAATAATGAAATTTGATTTACAAATGTTCGCAGATAAAGTAATTGAAGCGGTAAATGGTAAGCAGCTTATTTATCTTTTCAGAGTTGCAAAAGATTCAAAGAAAGAAAATGCTAGTGCAATTGCCTTCCCAACAGAAAACGAACGAAACGTTACAAAAGATGCAGATACAACTGCTACAAAAGATGGAACTATTCGTACACCATCAGTGGCAGAAATTGAAATCACATCGACATCTATTATGCCAAAAGGTGATGCAATCATTGATAAATTAGAAAAGGCTATGTTGGCAGATGAATTAGTCGAATGTTGGGAAGTAAACCTAGCGGAAGAAGGAACTGAAACAAATGACGGTAAGTTTAAAGCCAAATACTACCAAGGATATTTAACAGAATGCTCGATTTCATCTGAAGCAGAAGGCTCTGTGGAAGTTGATTTAACGTTTGGAGCAAATGGAAATGGTGCAGATGGATATGCATCAGTAACTAAAGAACAACAGGAAATCGCATCTTACGTTTATAAAGATGTAACAAAAGAAGAAGGAACAAGCGTATAGAACATAGGGGCAGAAAAGCCCCTTTTATATTTGTATTTAGAAAGTGAGGACTTTGAATGAGTAAATACATGGAAATTGAAGTAAATGGAGAAATTTATAAACTAGTAGCAGGATTTGGGTTTTTGCACGAGGTAAATAAAAAAGTAACTGTAGATGTACCTAATACAGGCAAGAAAAAAGAAGTAGGCTTGAAATTTATGGTTGCAAGCATCATTGATGGTGATATTGATGCATTAGCAGATTGTATTTTCTACATGAATGTAGGACAAACACCAAGATTAAAGAAAGCGGATGTCGAAAATTATCTAGAAGACGTTGATGATATCGACAAAGTTTTTGAGGATGTAATCAATTTTTTATCTCAAGCGAATGTGTGCAAGAAAGAAGTGAAGCCACTGATGATCACGCAGGAAGCAGAGAAGAAGTAGAAGAAACATTCAATGAATTTTATGAACGTGTCGCTATGACTTGTTTTAGGCATCTAGGATTCAAAAACTTGGATCAGGTAGATAATATTACTCCTTACGAATATCGGCTTTTAATGAAGTCTAAAGAACTTGAAATGGTGGATGAAGAATACAGGATTCATTTACAAGCGTATCTGAATATGTCTGCACAAGCTAAAAAGAGAGCAGGCAAAAAGGTGAAACCAGTGTATACAACTTTCAACAAATTTTACAACTACCAAAAATCATTAGACAGAGTTATGGGCATTAAGAAAAAAAGCAAGTTTGATGGTTTAGCACAGTTCATAAAAGAACAAAAGAAGGAGGGATAACAATGGCAGAAAGTTTTAGCGTTGAGGCGATATTGTCGGCAACCGATAAAAACATGACATCAACAATGAAGAAAGCTTTAGGAGCGTGTGAATCATTTGGCGATAGAGTTAAATCTATTGTGGCTGGCGTTGGTGTAACAAAGGTTATTGGCACAACAATGAACGTTCTAAGCTCATCTTTTGATGGTGCTATAAACAGATTTGATACCATGCAATCCTATCCAAAAGTAATGAAGTCTTTGGGGTTCGAAGTTGAGCAATCTCAAAAGAGTGTTGCAAAGCTAAATCAATCAGTTCAAGGCTTACCAACGAGCTTGGCAGATGTCGTTACAACATCTAAATCATTGGCGGCCGTTACAGGTAATATTGACAAGGCAACGGATACTACAATCGCATTGAACCATGCGTTTTTAGCAAGTGGATCTAGTTCTGAAGATGCATCACGTGGATTACAACAGTATTCACAGATGCTTGCTAAAGGTACAGTAGATATGCAATCATGGAGAACATTACAGGAAACAATGGCACCTGCATTGACAAAGGTTGCAAAAAAACTAGGTATTACAAGTGGTAATGCAAATGAATTGTATGAAGCATTGCAGAACGGAACTATTTCATTTGACCAGTTAAACGATGCAATGATTGAATGTGATACTGAAACAGGTGGATTTGCAGACACTGCATTAGAAGCTTCCAAAGGCATCAAAACATCCATGACCAACATCAAAAGCGCAGTGCAGAACCTTGAACAAGGATTCATGTCTGCAATGAATAACATGTTGAAATCAAAAGCTATGGGCGGATTAGTTGATAATCTAGAAAAGATTAAATCAAAAATCTATGATTTTAGAAATTCAATTATGGAAACCAAGGACGATGGTTTGACATGGGATTTTAAACCAGGAGTCATGGAGAATGTATCAAAAGCTATGGATTGGTTAGCAGACAGAGCGAACAATGCAAAAGCTATGATCCAACAATTCTATGATGGCTTTATGAAAACAGATGCAGTACAAAACGCAATCACGATGTTCGATAAAATCAAAGATGCTATCGGAAATGTAATGGATAAGTTACAGGACAGTAAAGTCTTTGAACAGTTAGGACAGGATATTGGAAATATCATTGCAAAAGTAGAAGATGTAACAGGTAAGATTGCAGATTTTGTAGCTAATCTGAAAACAGAAGATGTTAAGAAATTTGCAAGTGCAGTTAAATTGTTAGCCGGAGCATTTGTTGGAGTAAAAGTTGGTAGCAAATTAACTAGCACAATCAAGGGAGTTGTTGGCTCTGCACAGAGTGGCTATTCAAAGCTAAAATCAATCATGGATAAAATCAAAGGCATTGGAGGTACAGAAGGTGCTCCAACATCTAGCCCATCTTCAAGTGGTGTACCTGATATTGGAAATGCAAGTATACAAACTGCACAAAAAACATCTAAAGCAGCTCAGATTATTAATTCAGCATTTGAAGGGATTTCTAATGTTATTTCTTCTGTGTGTGAAGGAGCGAAAGGAATCATTACCGGTCTAGGAGATGCAATCAGTAATGTATTTGAAGGACTTGGAAATGGAATTAAATCCGCATTAGAAGGAGTCGGCACTGTTATTGAATCATTTGGTACTGCAATCAGTACAGTAGTGCAAGGAATCGGCCAGGGTTTAGCAACTGCATTTACAGGCTTAGGCACTGCGATTGCAATGGTACCGCCAACTACATGGTTAGCGTTGGCAGCAGCTATTCTTGCCACTGGTGCTGCTATGGCATTAGTCGGTTCACAAGGTGAAGGCTTGCAAATGGTTCTCGAAGGTGTTGCAGATGTTGTCTCTGCTTTTGGCCCAGTTATTAAAGATGTTTTTGAAGGGATTTCAAATGTGATTCAATCATTCGGTGAAACAGTAAGTGGAATCTTAAACTCAGTATCAGGGGTGATTAAATCTGTTGGACAGTCTGCATTAAATGCAGGTAAAGGGTTCAAACAACTAGCAAATGGAATCAAGATTATTACGAGCCTTAACTTAATTGATATGGGAGCCAGTCTAGGAGCGGTAGCAGTAGGAATTGGAGCTATTGCAACTGCATCAATTGGAATGGGCGATACTGGCGCTCAAATGATGGCATTAGCAGCCGCATTAACAATGATCGTATCAACTCAAGCAGGTATTGAATCATTATCGGCAACAATTCCATCATTATCAGATGCTTTAAGCTCATTAAGCGGAATTTCAGAACCATTAACAGTTGCGAGTGGAGCTATGACTGCATTCGCAGGAGCTATTGCACCAGTTGCAAGTTCTGTAATGGCTACTGCAGCAAGTATTGCGGTGTTAGTTACAGTGGCTTCAACAATTAGTAGTGTATTTACAAGTGCATCTAGTGCATCAGTAACATCTATTAACGCAATTGTTACCGCAATGACAAATGCAGAAGCAAAAGCTACTGCTTCAGGAACTGCAATGGGTACTAAGTTTACATCAGGACTTAAAGGTAGTATGTCAAAGAGTGTTTCAGTAGCACGATCTTTATGCAATAACATCATTAGTGCATTCAATGCGTGCCAGTCTAAATCTTATTATTGTGGACAGATGATTGGTCAAGGTTTAGCAAACGGATTAAGAGCGAGCGAAGGTCAAGTTAGATCTGCGGCCGCTAGTTTAGCAGCTGCAACAGATGCGGCAATTCGTGCAAAAGCTAAGATTGGCTCACCATCTAAAGTTGCAGATAAAGATGGTATGTGGTGGGGTAAAGGATATCGCAATGGTATTTTAGGAATGGTTCCTCAGGTTAAAAAGGCTGCAGAGAAGTTGTTATACCTTCCACTAATGAGCGCTCCTAAAATGGCTTTTGGAGGTATTGTGAGCGACTTGAACACAGAATACGACTACACAAACAATGCTGAATTAACCATTGAAACACCACTTTATATCAATGATAGAGAATTCGCACGTGCAACATATAGAGCAAATCAGAGTGAGTTTGATAAACATTCTAAATTCAATGAAAGATTGCGAGGTAATAAATAATGTATGCATTTGTAGATACAGTAAATAGTGGCATTGTCGGTACTAACCTACCGACAGAAGCCATGTCATATAATGGCGTATATTTAGAAAATGAAATTGATGGTTATCGAACACTTTCTGTAACTGGACGTGAGTTAATGGAATCAGAAGTTACGGATCAAGAAATTGATGGAATGGATGGTTCTTATTACAGATATAAAACTACACCTGCAAGAACGATTACTGTTAAATATCAATTGAGAGCTAGAGGAAGTAGAGAATTTCGTGATGCTTTCAATAAAATGAATAAATTGTTGAGTGGTGAGCAAGTAAAAGTCATTTTTAACGATGAAAGCGATAAGTATTTCATTGGAACAAAGACTTCAAATACACAGGTTGATGGTGGAAGCAACAACGTTATCGGTGAAATCGAAATCTATTGCTCAGATCCACGCAAATATTCGACAACAGAAAAAGAATTTACTGCAACTGATGGAGTGCTAAACATTGTCAATGAAGGAACTGTACCAGTTAGTGTTGATTATGACATCACAACAACATCTGAAACAGGATATATTGGTTTGGTATCTGAAGAAGGAATCATGCAGTACGGAAAAATCGAAGAATTGGATGGTGAGACGTACAAACAAAGTGAATGGTTAGCATCTATTGATGATTTTTATAAATGTTCAGATGATATTGGCGGTACTGATGTAATGCATCCAAGTTATGGAACAAATGGAACGCTAGCCGAACACACTTGGTTTGATAAAAAGTTTATTGGATTAGGTTCTGTTGGAACAAAAAAAGGAAATGCAAATGGTGGATTAAGAACGTTTGTATTACCTGCAGATTCAAGTGGAGATGCAAGTGGCGCTAAGAATTTCTATTGTTGGTTTCATTTGTGTTTTTATGCCGGCCTTATGGGACAGACTGGTGAAATGTGTATCAACTTCTTAACTGAAGATGATAAATTCATCTGTGGATGTAATTGGTACAAGACAGATGCAATCGGTAACACTGGCCATTATGAAATATGGACAAATGGTAAGGTGTTGAAAAATTGGCAATTTACAACATCACATTTACAAGCTCAGAATCCTTTTTATTACAAATGGGGAAGTTGCGATGTTTTAAAAGAAGGAGCGAACATTAGATTCTTCTTCTGGGCAAGATACTACAACTTCTACATTCCTGAGATTGAAAACATGAAGTGTGCAAAGATTCAAATTGCATTTAAACAATGGGGAGATAGAAGTGGTAATAAAGTTATGTCGATGATGGGTTTTGATGTCATTGATTTTGAAAAAATGAATGTTGAAAAATGGAAGGATATTCCTAATAGGTATCCTAACGGAACAAATATCACGATTGATGGTAAATCATCTCATATTTATGTGAATGGAATGGCTAGACCGGAAGATGAGGTGTTAGGTACTCAATATTTTAAAGCGCCAGTCGGAACATCAGAAGTTAAAGTTACGTGTTCAGAATGGACTAAATCTCAACCAATTGTAAAAGCTAAAATAAGGGAGGCATGGTTATAAATGGAACAAATCAGAATTGCAATTTTAAATCCTTACAATAAGGTTCTAGCGTTTCTAGACAATACTGTGCCTAATGCTATGCATTATTTTGATGAAATCTTGCATACATACTTGAAAGGCTCATCATATACATTTGAATTTACTACAATGACTGCACATGATGATGCAGTCTTTTTAGTTGAAGGCAATAAATTAAGCTTTAAACGCAAAGGTAAAGACTACCATTTAACGATCATGAGTGTTGAAAAAGGTGGTGACACAACAACTGTTACCGCCTATGGCCTTTGCTTAGAACTAACGAATGAGTATGTGGATGCATATAAAGCAACTAAAGCAATGTCGTTTGAAGAGTATATAAATGCGTATGGATTTGAAAGATCGTTTACTATCGGTAAAAATGAAGTATCAAATAAGAAGATTAGTCACGAATGGACTGGTACTGATACAGTGCTCGCAAGATTGTATTCAATCGCAAATGTATTTGATGCAGAATTAGAGTTTGTAACTCAATTAAACGATGATTATTCATTGAAGAATGTTGTATTAAATATTTATCGTGCTCATTCTGACAGTGTTCAAGGTATGGGAAGTGATAAACGCAGTACGATTTTAAGATATCCTAATGATATTTACGGAATCACTAAAACAAGTGATATTACTGAATTGTATACTGCAATTCGTCCAACAGGAACAAATGGATTGCAATTGAACTCAATCAGTGGCCGAACTGTTAAGGATTCAAATGGTAATGTTCTTTATAAAGTTAACGGAAACACTATACTTGCACCTCAATCTAGAGATAGATTCCCTGCAACACTAATCACAAATCATTCAAATGATATGTATGCAGTGCAAATATGGTCTTATGAAACTGAAAATGTTGAGACATTATACGGTCAAGCTTTAGCTCAATTAAAAAAGAACTGTGTTCCTAAAGTTACATATGATGTAGATGCATATATTGATGCGGATATCGGTGATACGTTCACGATCGAAGATGCAGAGTATAGTCCTACATTGTATTTAGAGGCACGAATCACAGAACAAGAGATTTGTTTCACCGATTCAGAAAAGTGCAAGACTATTTTCGATAACTTTGAAGAAAAGCAATCACAAATTAGTTCGGCTTTGATCAGTGAAATGAACAAGATGATTGAATTGAAAAAAGTTTATGAAGGTTCAATCGTATCTTCAAATGGCGTTTTGTTTAAGACAGATTCAGATTCAACTAAATTGACTGCATTGGTAAAGGATGATGGAGTTGATATTACATCTAAGTATTCAATTATTTGGTACAAAGATGATGTGCAAATATCAACGAATCAAACCATTACAATCAGTGCATCAGACCTATCAGAAAAGGCCGTATATCGCTTTAAAGCTATGAGTAGTGAAATACTCAAGGCGAGTGCAGAAGTCACTGTAATGCGACTACAAGACGGTCAGAATGGAACAAGTGCTTATGTGCATATTGCCTATGCCAACAGTTCAGATGGTCGTGTTGATTTCAGTTTAACAGACTCAAATCGTAAATTTATTGGTCAGTATTCTGACTCAAAGCAATATGGCAGTGATGACCCAACCAAATACCGATGGAGTGCAATTAAAGGGGAAGATGGTCAGTCATTTATGAGTGCCGAGGAACAATTCTATTATTCTACATCAAAGACTGAATTAATCGGTGGTGAGTGGTTTGTTGGTAATGTGGTTTATCAAAGTGATAAGTTTCTTTGGAAAAGATGGAAATGTACGTATGCAAATCCAAGTGAAATTAAGTACACGAAAGCTATATTTGATAATACTTGGAATGAAATTGATGAAAAAATCGGTGAGATTCATACTCAAGTATCGGAAGCTAACAATCAATCTAAAGAAGCAGTTGATAAGGCGACACAAGCTCAAACGGATGCAAGTAAAGCTAATCAATTAGCTAATACTGCTAACACTCAATCAAGTGAGGCGAAAAAGTTAGCACAAGATGCGAATACTAGCACTGGTAAAGCTCAACAACAAATTGATGCGATTAAAGGAGATATCACTGATTCAAAGCAGCAGATTCAAGATGCAGTTGATAAGGCAAATGCCAACGCTAGTGAAATTGCTACTGTTAAAGAAACGTATGCTACAAAAGTTGATTTAACTACTGAATCAAAATCTATTCATGCAGATGTTACAACTGAAATTGAAAAGAAAGTCGGTGAATTGTCGACTACTGTATCAGAAACTTATGCTTCTAAGAGTGCATTGACCCAAATTGAAAGCTCTTTGAATACAAAGATTAAACAAAATGCCGATTCAATCACTACTCAAGCAAGTTCGATTGAAAAGCTACAGTCAGATACAACTCAAGCTCAGAAAGATATTACTGATGCAACAAAGAAAGCAACAGATGCTCAAACTCAAGCGGATAAAGCTTTAGACAATGCTCAAAGTGCTCAAACTTTAGCAGACCAAGCGAAGAAAAAAGCAGACAGTGCTCAATTAAATTTAGATAGTGCTAACAAAGAGTTAGCGGATGCAAAACTAAATCTAGAATCAGTTACAGGTCGTGTGGATGCATCTGAAACAGAAATAGCAAGCGCTAAAACTCGTTTAACTAATGCAGAAACTGCAGTAAAGAAAGCTCAATCAGATGCAACTACTGCTCAAAACAATGCTCAAACTGCAATAAATAATGCTAAGGCCGCACAATCAACTGCAGATACTGCTAAAGCTAATGCAGATAAAGCTCAAAAGGATTTGGCAGATTTAACGAATAAAGTTACTTCTAACACAACTGCAATTGAACAGAATTCAAAAGCTATTAAATTACAGGCTACATCTGTTACAGAAATTAAAGGAGTGGCAAATACTGCAAACAGTAATGCATCAAGCGCATTAAATAAAGCCAATAGTTTAACTGATCGTGCTAATAGTGGTGAGTTCGACGGACGAGGTGTGGCAAGTACAACCGTTGAATACCAAGCTTCTACTTCTGGAACTACTGTGCCTACAGGAACATGGTCACCTACAATTCCTACTGTTGCTCAAGGCTCATATTTATGGACAAAGACTACAACTAACTATACAAGCGGTACTCCTACTGTTGGATATTCTGTAGCTCGTATGGGTGTAAATGGTGCGAAAGGTGACAAAGGCGAAACCGGACAAACAGGACCTCAAGGACCACAAGGTTTGAAAGGCGATACGGGTTTGCAAGGTCCTCAAGGTGCTACTGGACCCCAAGGCCCTAAAGGAGCTGATGGAAAATCGCCAACTGTATCTGTTAGTAAAAGTGGAAACACTACAACTATTACTGTAAATAACCCTGATGGTACAAAAACAAGTCAAACTGTAAAAGATGGAACTAATGGAACTCCTGGTAAAGACGGAGCTACAGGAAAAACTACATATTTTCATGTAAAGTATTCGAATGATGGAGGTAAAACATTTACTTCTAATTCAGGAGAGACTGTAGGTGATTACATTGGTACTTATACAGATTTTGTTGAAGCAGACTCTACTTCAGTTTCACGTTACACATGGGCTAAGATAAAAGGTCCTCAAGGTGATAAAGGTGCTACTGGAGATAGAGGTCCTCAAGGTGATAAAGGTGCTACTGGAGATAGAGGTCCTCAAGGTGATAAAGGTGCTACTGGAGATAGAGGTCCACAAGGTATTCAAGGAGTCAAAGGTAATGATGGGAAAGGTATTAAGTCTACATCAGTAACTTACCAAATATGGCCAAATGGTACTTCAACTCCGACTGGCACATGGTCAAGTACTCCTCCAAAGACTACTGCAGATAAGCCATATTTATGGACTAGGACAGTAATTACTTATAGTGATAACACTCAGAGTACTTCATATTCTGTTGGAAGTACTCCGGAAGGTATTGTTGTTGGTGGTAGGAATTTAATATTAAAAAGTAATATTGAGCACACGAATAATGAATATCTAATAGGTAGATACGATCTTAGTGAAAACCTAAAAAAAGGTGAAACATATACAATTCAACTATGGGGTAATTTAGGTGCAAAAAAAGACTATTTTGATTTATGGTTGCAATTCGGAAGTATTAGGATAGGAACAGTACTAGGAAAAGGAACTAATTATGGATCTCTAACATTTACTTGTCCTAACGCGGCTAGTCTTACTACTTTAAATTGTATTGATATTTATGCATTTATGTCCAGTAATACTGATACAAGTACAATAACAAAAATTAAACTCGAACTTGGCAATAAAGCCACAGACTGGACTCCTGCACCTAAAGATGTAGACAATGCAATAAATGAAGAACGTACTACGCGACAGTCTGCAATTGAGACTAAGGCGAATGAAATCACTTCAAAGGTTAGTGAAACTTATGTATCAAATTCGGCGTTTGAATATTATCAAAATACTGTATCAAGTCAGTTTACTCAAACGAAAAAGGACTTCACATGGTCAATCAATCAATCGGTAACTGATGCAAAGAATGAGATGAATGGTCAAATTGGCAGTGTAAATGGGCGTGTTGATGATTTGAAGAAAACTACCGATAATGTAAACAATTACATGAGCTTTGACAAAGATGGATTAACTCTAGGTAAATCAGACAGTGCGTTTAAGACAAAAATCACGAATCAAGAATGGTCGATTCAAAAGAACGGTGCAAAGGTAACGTATATAAGCGATCAAACAATGTACATTACAGATGGTCAATTTACGCAGTCTTTAAAAATCGGTAACTTTGGCTTTGTTCCAAGAGCTAATGGCTCATTGGACTTTAAAAAGATAAGGTAGGTGATTGAATGGCACAATTCAGTGGAAGCATAGGAATAAGCACAGGACAGACAGATAAATATTCGTTATTGTTGGATGTTTCAGAAAAGTCTTATTCAATTGAAAATAACACATCTCAAGTTGAATGGCGGGTTGGTATTCGTTCAAATACTGCATACCATAATCACTATGGGTTGTCAGAAACGTATGTAGTTAATATCAATGGCACTGTAGTACACAATGCAGTACATACACCTACAGTCAACAGTGGAGCTACTGTATGGGTAGCAAGTGGAACAACTACTGTATCACACAATGCAGATGGTTCTAAATCTATATCAGTCAGTGCATCGTTTAACAATGCAGACAGAGTAACATATTCACCAACGACAGGATCATGCAGTGGTAGTTTAAAGTTAACGACAATACCACGAGCAACTACTCCATCAATTGATAAACCGAGTTTAGATTGTGATAGTGCAATTAAAATTAGTGGTACAAGTGCATCAAGCAACTTTTCGCATAAAGTTTATGTAACTTGGAATGGAACAAAAACACAAATAGGAACAATAGCTAGTGGTACAACAACCCCTAGCTTTTCTTATACCATTCCTACTGCATGGGAAAAGGATATTCCTGATTCAACAAGTGGTATTGCTACATTTACATTAGAAACAATCAGTGGTTCAACATCAGTTGGTTCTAAAACAGTAAACGCGACAATTAAAGTAAGAAGTGGTGTCGTTCCTAGTATCGGAACTGTATCAATATCTGATACAAATTCAATTTGCGCAGAAATAGGTCAATATGTTCAGAGTCAATCAAAGTTAAAATTTTCGATTGCTACAAGTGGTAATCAAGGCTCAACGATCACATCAGTATCGACTAAATTTAATGGCCAAACATATAGCGGTAGCACGTTCACAACTCAAGCGATTCAAAACAGTGGTACGCTATCATACACAATCACAGTTACAGATTCACGTGGTAGAGCTGCTACTAAGAGTGGTTCAATAAATGTAGTTGCATACAATCCACCTAGTTTGACTAATGTAAGTGCAAAGCGTGCTAACTCAGGCTATGCAGTAGATGAATCAAGTGGAACGTATGCTTTATTGCATTTCAAAGTTGGCTTTACAAGTTTATCGAACAAGAATGTAACATCATTTCATATTCAGTATCGAGCAAGCGGTGCTAGTTCATGGACTAAGATTAATTCATGGACTAATAACTACACTTTGGAACAAGATTACAAAGCAGGTAATTTATTTACCTCAACAACTACAACGTATGAAATTGCATTCGGTGTTAAAGATAAATTTATGAGCGATTACTCATGGCAAATAGTTACTGTAACTCCAACTTACACGCTGATTAATTTCGGCAAAGATGGCAAATCATTAACTTTTTTCGGTCAAGATGGTAACAGTGCGAATACTTTAACAATCAATGGTGATCTAGCAATTAATTCGGTCAAAGAAAACACATCATCTGCTAAGCTATTAGTTGCTAATGGCAGTACTGTTATGTATCGTGATTGGAATAAATTGGTAAACTCAATCAAAAGTGCAATGTATCCAGTAGGTTCAGTTTATATCACTTACAACAATGTCAACCCTGGCACATTCCTTGGTGGTACATGGGAAAGATTCGGGCAAGGTAGAACTTTGGTCGGAGAAGGTACTGGAAATGATGGTAGTACAAGTATGTCATTTACTGCCAATAGCACTGGCGGTGAATATAAACATAAGTTAACTATAGATGAGATGCCAAGTCATGACCATAAATTATATGCTAGAGGTGGTTCAACAAAACAGACAAGTTCTCCTTTTGCAGAAGATAAACCAATCACTCAAGGCTCGAATGCATATGGATTTAATGTAGCTAAAACAGGTGGAGATGCATTTCATAACAACATTCAACCTTACATTACAGTACATTTTTGGAAAAGGACGGCTTAATTTATGCGGTCCTTCTCCAAAAGAAAACAACTATGTATGGTTGTACATTATCAATAGTACGGTTATCAGTCCAATTCAATCGCACTTGACGTGATATAAAAGAACTAGTTTGAATTCCATATCCATTTGGAATTACTGAGGTTCGGTCGTATGCATTATTAGCTGCTCCGTCTGGTCTACCTGCATAAAAATAATCTCCATCCCAACCAAATGAAGTTACGTGATAGTGAGTATTCTCGTATTTTCCGTCAGTTGAATTCGCAGTAAAGGACATACCTATGCAGTCCTACGCCAAAAGTAGACTGTAATGTATGGTTGCAATAATGGTATCTTCGTTTTCATGTTTTTATTGTGATCATGAACACCCATTTGATTACCATTGCTATTAAGAAGTGCACCGTAATATATGTAACCTATATCATTACGTACCATAGAATGAATGTACTCTCCGCCCGTGTCATTAGCCGTAAAAGACATACATTGACTATTTGTAATAATCACAAAGCAGCTCAACACATTTTCGCTTTAATTCCATTTGTGGATGTACATAAATGTTCATTGTGATTGATACGTTGGAGTGGCCAAGCAATTCACTAAGTGATTTGTAGTCACATCCGCACTCAATGCATCTAGTGGCGAATGTATGTCGTAATGCGTGGAATTTGAGATGTGGTAGCTCAAGTTCTTTGAGGACTCTATTGTAGTAAAGTCTGTATTTGTTAGGTTCTATCGGCTTATTTCGATTCGTTAATACATAGTTATCTGCATCACCTTGTAGAAGGATTGCGTAGTGCATTATCCAAGTATTCAATGGAATCATTCTGGTGCTAGAGCGTGATTTAGGTGTGGTCACATACAAGTGACTACCATCTTCTTTGGTGTATGTTCGTATCATGGCTTTATTTATATTTAACAATTTAGTCTGAACATTTATATCAGGCCATTTCAAAGCACACAGTTCACCTATGCGTATTCCTGTATGGATGCATAAAAGGATTCCAAAGTTTTTACAATTAATCTCAGATTGGAGTTGATTAATTAATGTTATTTGATGTTCTTTTTCAAAAATCTCTACCGCCTTAGAAGGATGGTATGGAAGTTGAATATCAACTTTGAACGGAAGTGTAAATTTAAGAATTTGAATAATGTCTTTGGCATATTTAAACGATATGCCACCTTTTCCATCTTTGCGACCATTTTCAAGTTTTTGAAGAATAAACTCCTGCAGAATATCGTTATTCAAATCTTCAATCTGATAATTGCCTAGTTTTGGCAAAATGTGATTGTGGATCACATTACAATAATTTGTGTAAGTGCTGTATTTTAGATAGATTTTCTTTTCCTTTAACCAGGATGTTAATTTGTCAGAATATAGCATTTTTGTTTTACCTCGCTTTTTTTACATTAATAGGAGGATTTTATATGGTTAAAACACATGAAATCAATTTAAATACTAAATTATGGAACTTTTTCCAAGAACACGATTTTGTTATTCTTGATTTGACTGATAAGCAAATCAATGAACAAGATTACGTGTTATTTAAACAAGTATCTTTAGATGAAGGAAAAGAAACTGATACAGGTTTATTCAGAATGACGCAGATTCGCAGCATCACTACTAATGACGGATTCAAAGAAGGCTATGTGATGTTAAACGTAACTAAATTATAGGAGGAATATAAGATGATTGATTTTGCAGGATTAAGTAAATATTTTGTTTTGGTAGTAGTAGTGGCTTGTTTGATTGTAGGCTATATCTTGAAAACATCTTTTGAAAGTTTTCCAAACAAGTACATTCCTACAGTATTAGCATTCGTTGGATTAGTGCTAAACCTAGCAGTGAGTGGTTTAACAATTGAAAATGCGGTTTATGGTGCATTGATGGGTTTAGCTAGTACTGGTATGCACCAGGCTTTTACAAGATTTGTTGAAGGCGCTACTGAAGAAAAATAAAGTAGGTGGTTTGTATGGATTTTACAATTACAAGCCAACAGATTGTATGGATTTGTGGCTTCATAGCATCTATTTGGGGTGTTGTGAAGATTATCAAGGAGTTAAAAAAGCCTAATGATGATCTAAAAGCTAAAGTTCAAAGGCATGATGAATTATTGCACAAGGATAATGAGCGCTTGAACTCGTTGGAAAAGATTACTCTAAATCAAGAGGGCATCAATCGCAAATTAGAGGAGCATACTCGGTTATTATCTAATCATGATGGTAGGTTAGACGAAGATAAAGAACGTAGTAATTTGTTGCTTAAAGCAAATATTGCAATCTTAAATGGTCTGTTGTCAGATTCAGATAAAGAAAAGCTAGTCGAAACTAGAAATGAAATCCAAGATTTCTTGGTCGAAAAAAATTAAGAGGTATAATTCATGGAAGAAAAAGAAGTAAAATTTGAAGAATTATCAGAAGAAGCTCAAACAGAGTTATCAAATGGAAAAGAAGAAGGTGAAGATTAATGTCATATTCTAAATTAGCGAATAAATATATTCCTGCTAGCGCAGATAACTATATGCGTGGTAGAGGTGGTTATAAAGTTTGCAAAATCACACCTCATCACATGGCTTGTCAGTGGAGCGCTGAAAGATGTGCTCAATCATTCCAAGTACGTGGAAGAATGGCTAGTGCCAACTACTGTATTGGTTCAGATGGTACAATTGTTGCAAATGTTGATGAAGAAAATCGTGCATGGACATCAAGTAATTACTACAATGATTGTCAATCAATTACAATTGAAATTGCTAACGATAATACAAATACGTGGACGATCTCACCTAAAGCATGGAATGCATTGGTAAATCTATGCGTGGATGTATGTAAACGATATGGATTCAGATTGAATTACACTGGTAATGCGAATGGCAGCTTAACCGAACATAGAATGTTCGCAGCAACATCTTGTCCAGGCCCTTATTTACATTCTAAGATGAATCAATTAGCACAAGAAGTAAATGCTAGATTGGATGGTCAAACTGTAGCTCCAACACAACCAAGTACTCCAAGCGCTCCAAGTGGTGAGAAGTACTCTACTGGTACTCCAATTTGCACAAATACATTAAGTGTAAATTGCTATGGTACAGGTAAAGTTTATAAAGGCGATTGGAATGGTACGATTGGTAGAGTGATTAAAGGTGCCAAATATCCGTATCGTGTAGATCGTAATGGGGTAGCGATTGGATGGACAAATGATGCAGGAATTGATACAGACCCTCATATTCCTGGAGGAAGTACTCAATCAGTTCAAACTGTTTTAAATGGTATTCCGTCAGATTTCAACAGAGAAAGTGCTACATTCTATCCAAATACAACTTTGAAGATTAGAAAAGCACCAACTGAAAAAGGAATTGACACAGGTTTATACTACAAGCAAGGAATGTCTGTTCGATATGACGGATATGTCAAACGTGAAGGATTCGTATGGATCAGTTGGATTAGTGCATCCACAGGTGAAAGAAGATGGATGAAAGCTGGCGCATTAAATTCAAAAGGATACAATACTAATCCATACGGAAGATTTGTTTAAAATTTAATAAAATAAGTGTCAAAAACTCAAATATTGACACAAAACAGTACAAAATGTACGTAAAATGATTCAAAATATCAAAAAATGACACAAAAGTTGAACTAAACTATATTTTTAATGACTAAATCCGAGCCTACGTGTAATGCGTAGGTTCTTTTTTTGTTGTGAAATTATAATAAAATTGAGATATAAATTATGTCTTGATTATATCTTGAAAA